TAACATCAAAATAATTATCATTATAAGAGTTAGTTGTATTACTAAAAAAGTCATAATATTCATCATCAGATGTTTTACTTACGATTATATTTTCTTTTTTACTAACAACTATAATTTCTGTATTAGGCGTTGATGTTTCTATTGCCCTATAAATTTTATTAACATTTATAGGTTGTCCAATTTGAAGATTGCTAAATTGCATAACATCAGCAATATTTGATCTAATGTTACTAATTACATCTTCTTGACTTTCTCCGTTAGGTATTTTTATATTACATGATATTCCAAAATTAAACACAGGAACATCTAGTATGTTAAAATTATCACCTATTAGTCTAAATTCATTAATATATTTTGATAAATTAATTTTTAACGCGTCATTTGCACTTGTATAAAATCCAGAATTATCTTTGCAAATAATAAATAAATCTTTAGTTAAACTAGAATATTCATTATCTAAAGCAACAGCTTTTTCAACTTTACCAAAGTCGTTAGGCATTGTTAAAACTCTTGCAATCAAGTCTTCTTGTGTAATAATTCTATTTTGAGAATTAATTGCTGAAGGTATTAACGCTTTTAAATCTTCTATTTCTAAAGCCTCAGCTCCACCGGTAGCTTGCTCTTCATTTGTCATTGTAAAAGAATTAATTAAAGAATTTAAAATATCATTCGAAGTTGAATTTGTTGAATTCGGGAAAACAACGCTAGGATTATTGAAGAAGCTCGTGATTGATCCTGCTGAAACATTGTGACTTAAACCGCCGCCGTAAATATAAGTTACATCTAAACTTTTACCGCGAGGAGAAATACCTAAAGAGTTTGTTTTTAAAAGAGCACTTGGATCTAAATCAACTCTCCCAAAATTATCTGTATTTTTTAAAGGCAATAATAAATCAGCATTGTTTTCAAAAATTTCGTTTCTAACAGTTTTACCACTTCCGTTACCAAAAATCATTTTAATTTTTTGAGTAAAATAGTCTCTTTCTACAATATATCGATAAGGAACAGGTTTAATTTTAATATAACTGTTATTGTCTAAAAGACTTTTTTCTTTCACAAAAGTTGTATCTTGTGATAAACTTTCAACTTCATAATAATTGTTAAACTCATTATCAACAACACTTACAATACTAGTCACACTAGCATTTTCTAACTCTACTGATAAATAAAGTCCATCAGTACCTTCGTTTGGAAAAGATATGTTTTCAACTACTACGTTTCCTGAAGAACAGATTCCTTTTTTAGATAACCTTACCATAAAAGGATTTTCATCTTCATCTAGCCTGCTAATTATTGAGCTATCTTCGTAGTTAAAGTCTAAATCTTCATTTAAAACAAATTTTACTCCGTTGTTTGCAACAAGCGTTGTTCCTTTTTTTAAAATTGGAATATATTCTTTAATCGCAGAAGTTTTTCCTTCATTATTAGTTTCACATAAAACTTCACAAGTAAAATTAACCTTAACAGAAGAAGGATAAGCAAAACCACTTTTAATATTAGCTCTTCTTAAATGCTTTAAAATATTACTTCTGTTTGTAGCTGTTTCGTAATCCAACTCTTTAAATTGCTGTTCTGTATAATAAACTAGTGAGTCACCTACAATAGATGCAAAGTCTAAGAACATACCGCCAAGACTATTTTCAGAAAAGTCTGTTGTTGCATTACTATAATAATTTTTTGCATATTGCAGTAATTCCTGCCTAAATTCAGTAAAATTTTTATTTATAAATTGTTTAGGCCTATTATCAGGATTTTCTCTATTTGTAATAGTCATATATTTTCTCTCATCTTGAACTTCTAACTGATAAAATTAAAGATTCTGACGAACCTTCTGGTGTTATTCCTGGAATTACATATTCAATTGCTATAACATATAATTTTCTATTTTGATTATCATTTGAATTTACGCTTATATTAGTGTTTGTTAATTGCATATTTTCTTGAGAATTATAATATTCGGTTATTTTATTTTTCAATATACTATTACTTACAAGGTTAATATCATCAATAGATTCTAAGCTATAGAAATTTTCAAGGTTGATTCCTCTCATATATTTAGCAACTGCTAAGCTGATTTCACCCATAACTTCTGACATGATTTCTTCGTCACTTTTTTCTTGACTATATAACTCATGAATCGATGTTCCATAGTCAAAAAAACCTAATCTTTCACCTTTTCTTGTCATTATTAGATTTTTTAAATTGTCGTTTATTTGATCTCTTATATTATAATTCATTTCAAAAAAAGTATCGCTGTTATCAACACTTTTTCTTATTGGAAATTTAATGCCAATTGGTACTATTTCATTGCTAGTTGGACTAGTATTGCTATCGTTTCTATTTTCTCTATGAGAAGATCCAGTTGCTATAGACATTGCTTTTCCTTTTTATTTAATAATAAATATCATCTATGTTGTTTTTGCAAATCTTGATAGCATTTCTACTAAATTATCTATTACACCTTGAAGCCTTTGAGATTCTTCATTTTTATTCATGTCAGCAGTATTTTCTATAATATTTGTAAGTGTATCGTCTAAAAGAAAAACTGTAGCATTTGAGTTTATAGGAGGAACAGGAGGAGTCACAGGGCTGCTAGGTGCAGGCGAGACTATGTTATGTGTATGTGTACTTAGAAAAGTATCAACATATGTTAAAATATTATTATTATTATCATTTACTTTATCAAAATTTTCTTTAATCTGTGTTAAAGCATCTGCAATAAGTCCTAAAGCTTCTATGTTAATAGTTAATATTTCTGTTAAGAATGATTTTAATGTATTGCCTAAAACTAAAGGTTCTGACAATGCTTCATGATTTCCTATTAAAAGTCCAGTGCCTTTACCATGTAAACTTTTAATACTTTCATCGTTGATTAAATCATTGTTTTCTGTATTATAAAATAAATTATTCGCGTCTTCTAAGGTTACATTGTTAAACTTAACATATTCTTTTAAAAGACTTCCTAATTTAATTAACTGGCTATCAATAGAAATTTTTCCGTTAGGCTCTAAACTAATATGAGAGTATTCTTTAAAACTTTTACTTTCTTTAACTAAACGAATACTTCCTGCCTGCATTTCTTCCTTACTTAATGAAGTTTCAGCATTCAAAACACTTTCTTCTTGACGCGCAACAATTCTAATATTGTTTGTTTTAAGCATAATTCCAGGTAAATCATTAAAACTACTAAGTTCAGAAGTAAAATTTGTTTCTTTGCTATTTTCGATTTCTATTTCAACGTCTCGAAGATATTCTTTTGAATAGTTTTGTGTTAATAAAGATTCTTCTTGATCGTTAGGAAAATATTTTATTTTCTTTAAATAATCTGTTCTATAATAGCTTCCATCATCAATATCTATTTTTTCACTTAGTAGTATACGAGAAGCATCTAAATCATAAAAGTTTAATTGAAGATTTTCGTATTGATTAAAGTCAGTGTCCTCAACAAAAAAGTATTTTTCAGGACATTTCAAGAGCTCGTTTCTTAGCTCTGAATTTTTTGTTGTCATAAACTTTTGCTTTGAAAGTGTTCGATTAACTTCTAAATTACCGTAGTTTGTTAAGGTTTTGTTTTCAATTTTTAAAGATTGTTGATTGTCGTCTATAAAATAGTCTTGTAAAGACATATGTCCTGCAACAATATCAATTTTCCCATCACTACTTTGATCATCTTTTGTTAAATTTATTGAAGTATTATATGATCCTTGAAGTGTTAATTCGTCTGATTTAGAAAATTTTCGAGGTGTTGCTTTGTTAAGAAAACTTTTGTTTGATCCAGAATCATACAAGTAAGATGTTTCACTTTCATCTACATTAAAATTATTAGCCATAAATAAGTTATAATTTTTAAAGTCAGGAAGCTTAGCAGAATTTTCTGATATGTCTATATTAGAAGATATTTCTGTGTCTCTTTCTTTGTGTGTATAATTTAAATCTTCGCTTATTACTGAGCCGTGAATTCTAGATATCCAATAATTATTAATATTTAGTAATGGATGTTGTGTAGCAATTAAATCAAATTCATCGTGTTGATTAACAATTTCATCGTCTGTAAAATACCAAACTAACTCACCTTGTTTTAAAGGTAAAGAAAAATGTGATGACATCATTGGAAAACAAATTATGTATTCATCTTTTGTATTTTTAGCTAAAATTGTTCCAGGACAAAAGTAATTAGAAATATTTCTTAACGAAGACTCTGGATAGTTAAATCTAGTTACGTTATTTTCTAATATTTTTGACTCTAAATCCTCAAGATCGCTAGCGCTATTTGAATTTAAATAATGAACAACTACGGCTTTTTTAATCATTTCGACCTCTTAACTATTTATTTTACTAAATATATCATCGTCCGAAACAACTTCTGCTTTTTCTTCTTCTTTTGATATAAGTTCTGCTAGTTTTAGAATTTGATCGTTTGATTTGCTCATTCTTTCCATATATTTTGACATAACTGATCCTATATTCATGTGTTCGTTAACGCCTCCTTGCATAGAAATATAAGCATCATTAAATAATAGTTTGGCTTTTTCCCTATCTTCTAGCGCATTTTCGTATATTTCTTTCCAAAGCATCTTTTTTTTGCTTTCTAAAGATTCAATGCTATCTAAAATATCTGCAAAGTTTTTTATTTGTTTTTCTTTTACTGAATTAATTTCAGCTTTGGCTAAAAGTTTATCTGTATCGTTCATTGTTTACCCTAAATCAAAAATATTAAATTTCTTATCAAATCCTACGTTTTTCTTGAAAATTTTTCTCATATTTGAAAGTGAAGAAGACAGTTCTGTACTATTTAGTCCAGATATTTCTCTTAGATAAACAAATATTGCTCTTTTGTTAAAAAATTCAATATCTTCAATACTTTCAAATAAAGTTTTAATCGCATAGTAACATCTAACATCTCTGTCGTCTGTTAGTTTTTCGCCAATAAAGTTAACTATTTCTAATATCCTCTCATACTTTTCAGTACTTAGTCTTAAGACTTCGTCACCATCAATATATTCTTTGTCAAAAATAAAAGCCTTATCAGCACTATTCAAAGAAGAAATATCGTCTAAATATACACTTCTATTGCTATTTTTAAGCATTCTTCTTGTATGTATAGTAAGATAGTTTTTTGCAACAACATTAAAATAAGAAAATGCTTTTTTACCTTTTTCTGGGCTCCATTTGTATATAGTTTCAAATAAAAAAGCAACACAATCGGATTTTAAATGATTTATATCTTCATTTGTTGCTTTAAACTTATATACTGAAATTAAACTTTGAACTAAGTCATTAAATGCAGGAGAAATATGCTTTTTAAAAATTAGATCTTTTTCTTTTTTGCAGTCTGTTTTTTGATATTTTACTATTTCATCTTGTACTTTTTGCGTAAAATAATAATTTTTTGTTGGTTTTTTTCTTTTTCTAGTTGACTTTTTTTCTTTTTCACTACTATTTTCTTTTTCAAGATCTGCAATTCTTTTTCTTTGTCTAATTTTCATTTCTGTCATTTGGTTCTACATCTTCCTTTATACTATAGTTTGTTAAATCATTGGCAATATAAAGCAAGGCGTCTTTTGAATTTTCTAGTTCATTCATAATACGACGAACTTCTGGACTATCAAAAAACAAAGGAGTTTCTAAAATGCTAGAAATATTTGAGTAGCTATTATCTAATATGTCTAAAGAATTTTCAATAGAATCTTGCACTCTTACAATTATAAGTGCAAATTTAATACAATAGTATAATGACAATATTAGCATTAAAACTAAAAAAGTTATAACATAAAAATAAAAACTATCTATTTCAAACATTCTTTATACTTGTCCAATATGGCTTGCTTATTATAATTTACTATAATAAAATCTTGTAATTCTTTTGCTATATTAATATAATCAGACTTTTTGTTAAAAAAATTAACTATTGTCTTATGTAAGCTTTTATTTAAATAATTTGCCCATCTTGCCTGCTTTATAAAAATATTATTTACTTTTGAGTCAGGAATAACATCAAGTTCATATTCAACTTTGCTAAATTTATCTCCTAAAAATTCAGTATATGCTGAATAGTTTGTTGCTATTATTGGACATCCACAAGCAGCTGCTTCTAGTAAAGTTAAACCAAAACCTTCTCCTTTACTTAAACATAACAATGCTGAAGCCTTTGTTGTATATAATTCTTTTAATTCAATTTCACTTAAATTTCCATGAAGTAAATAAATCTTAGGCGACTTTTCTTTTAACTCATTTTTAAGATTGTCAATAATAGGTTTTATTAACTCTTTTGTTCTAACAAAATCTAATTGTGAGTTGTTTCCTGCATTTAATTTTAAAATAAGTCCAGAGTTTTCTATGCTGCTTAGTATTCTTGCAGATGATTCTATCGCATTAATTATATTTTTTCTATCACATTTGCTATCTAATGAAGTTATTTGTCCAATCAATAAAAGATTTTGTTCTGTATTGATGCCACTTAAATATCCAGTAAATGAATCCAGGTTTTTATCTGTAAGACTTTCATAGAAATACTCTGGTATTACATGAATTTCTTTTAAAAGTTTAATCTCGTTTAATTCTGATGTTTTAACAAAAGCATTTTTAGTAAACTCTGAAGGTACTATTACTTTAGACATTTTGTTTACACAATTTATCCATCCTTTAGGAACTAAGTCTGTTTCTACTCCTGCAGTTACGCCTATATTTGTTTTGCCTAAAGCCAACCAGTCTTTAGGATAGTCAATTGAATAACATTCGTCATATTCAATATCATACATTTTTGATTCTGGGATATGACAGCTTAATATTTTTTTAAATTGTCCTGATGTTGTATCATCTGATAAGTGCCATGCACTATTTCCCCAGTTTGTAACGTTACAAAAAACTTTATCGTTAGCGCTTTTGTTAGAAAAAGCGTATTCAAATATTTGACGAGAATGAACGCCATAGCCTGTATTACTTAAAAGTGGTCCTGATATTAGTATTTTTTTCATAGCTCTTCCAATCTTATTCTATTTGACTTTTCTTTCCAATTTTTTAAAGTCTGTCTAATTGATTTATCCCAATTAGAAATCATACTTTCCATGCTAAATTTTTCTAATACGTAACTTTGCCCTAATTGTCCTAATAAAACTTGATCTTTCTTTGATTTGCTATAAAATTCAAATATAGCGCTCGAAACATCTTCTATTGTTGCATAATCTTCGTTAAGGTAGGGAATTTCTTGTGTACCAGAAATTGTTGTCATTGAAGGTTTAATAGCAATACCATGAACATCTAACGTTTCTGAATTTATTATTTGAGTTGTTAAGCCACCTGTTGTATTAGCGATAATAGGTGTTGCTGTATATAAAGATTCTAATGTAGAAAGACCAAAACCTTCTGAAAAACTAATATTTAGTGTAAAATCTGAAATGTTATATAACAAATTTAATGCGTCATCTTCTAGTATTTCTGACGAAAATCTAACATTGTTTTCTAATTTTAACATTTTAGCTACTTCAATAAGATTAATTCCTGCAGGATCTTTTGGATCTGTATGCATTATCATTAACGAATTTTTATGACCTTTTTTTGTATATTGCTTTTCTAAAAACATAGACCAAGACTTTAAAACATCAGCAGGTCTTTTTCTTCTTATGTTTCTGTTTACCCAAACTCCTATAAACCAGTCGCTTTTTTCTTTTAAAATAGCTTTTTTGTATTTTATTATCTCGTCTTTGTTCATTTTATAGTAGTTTGATTTTTTAAGAGCATGAGGAATATATCTAGTTTTATCTGGAGAGATTTTTTTGCATAAATCATATGTTAACGTTGAAATACAATTAATAGCATCAACAGAATCATATATGTGTTTATTAAAATAAGGAACCGGCTTATTGTCCCATACATGCCACCAAAGAATAGGACAAACCTCATGAATTTCGTCTTCCATTTCAAAAACATGATCGAAAAACCTAGCATCTGTAAAAATAACAAGTGCACCAGGCTTTTCTGATGCTAATAGTGATCTTATTGTATCTTTATCACCAAATCCTATACATGGTATTATCGTAAAAAAATTATTAATTCTTTTAGGCATCATATCTTCATGATACTTTGCTGCACCTAATTGAATTATTTCATATTTTCCTGTATTTATTAATCCTTCAATTAAATATTTGCTTTGTATTGCCACACCACTATGTGATAATGCATGATCTGATATTATCAATAATTTTGTTTTTTTCAATCTACTTCCTTTTATTTACAATAAACAGTATTTTTAAATTCGCATAACAT